AAAAGCGGTGGAGATATGTCTGCTATAGAATCAAAATACAACGTAAGTGCTGACGTTAAAAAGCAATTAGCACAAAAATTAGTATAATAAAAACCCTTAATATAAATAAAAATGGCAAGTATTCTAACACTAGGAATCAACAAAGACAAAATCCAATTCAACGAAAAAGGTTGGGCAAATGTCACAGTAGTAATCAATGACGAGACTAACCAATACGGTCAAAATGTTTCTGCATCGATGAACCAAACAAAGGAGCAAAGAGAAGCTAAAGAAGCTAAAAACTACATCGGTAACGGTAAGGTGGTTTGGACTTCAGACGGTACTATCTCAAAAGCTGATTTTGTTGAATCAGGAACTGTAGCCTCTGAGCAGTCAACTGCAGGTAGAGAGACTCCTGACTTACCTTTCTAAGTAACCCCCACAAGTAAAAGCACCTTAATTAACTCTAAATTATATAACTATGATTGCATCCATTAAAGACCTTAAAGAAAAAGTACTAGACATCAAATACGATAGAATCGAGCAAGGTTTGGGACTTGGTATCAATGAGGTTGACGAATGGTTGAGATTTAAAAGAGGTGCTTTTAACATTTGTGTAGGTCACGCTAATACAGGTAAAACAACAGTAATTCTTTATTTAATGATGGCGTACGCTTTGAAGCATAACTTACGTTGGTTAATTTTCAGTAGTGAGAATACCGACTACTCAATCGCTAGAAAACTTATAGAATTCAAAACTGCTACACCTGTTCAACAATTACCTGACGCTGTTATAGACGAGGAGCTAAAATGGATTAATGAACATTTTAAGATAATCACAGTAAACAAAATTTACACGGCTAGGACTCTAATGTCAGAAGCCACTAAGATAAAAGAGGTATTTGATTATGATGGCTTATTTGTAGACCCTTATAACTCACTCGCAAAAGACGCTCAATTACTTAGAAGCGTTGGAGGCCACGAATACGACTATCAAATTGCATCAGAGATGCGCTTATTCTGTAAAGAGCACAATGTATCAATGTGGCTTAACTGTCACGCTGTAACAGAAGCTCTAAGGCGTAAGCATCCAAGCGGTCACGAATTCGAAGGCTTACCAATGCCTCCTAGTATGGCAGACGTTGAAGGCGGTGGAAAATGGGGAAACCGAGCAGATGACGTAGTATCAGTACACAGGTACACACAGCACCCTGAGAGGTGGATGTATTCAGATATTCACGTCACTAAGGTTAAAGAGACAGAGACAGGAGGGCGTCCAACACCATTTGAGCAGCCTATAAGTTTGAGAATGATGCCTGCTAATTGTCAGTTTACTGTCGCAGGTATGGACTTAATCGCAGCAGATAAAAAAGATTATACAACTTTAAAATTTTAAAAAATGATAATAACAGCAGTATTGATTTTAACCCTTATAGGTGTTCATATTTGGCTAACCAACAAAAATAAATCTATTGAGGTGGGTTTGTTTTGGGGTCTTTTCTTCGGCTTTGCTTTTAGCAGCAATGAAGACGAAAATGCAGTAGTTAGAAACTTCCAAATAGCTTTGGGATTTATAACAGTAAATATCAGCACCTATGAATACAAATAGAGCTATAGAGTTACTAGCTAAACACCACTCTGAGTTTATTACAATGGCTAAGTCTATAGCAGGTAATAATTTTGAAGTGAGAAACTACGCAGAGGACTTTGTTCAGGACGCTTACATAAAGCTGATGAAGTATGATGACCTTTACGACAAGATAATAACTAACGACAAAGCCTCTAAGGGCTATATGTTTTTTGCAGTTCGTTCAATAGTTTTAAATGAGCTAAAGAGAGTTAAGAAATGCAGATACAACTTTGTAGGAGATGAGTATGATATGGAGGAGAAGTTTATGCTAGAGGATAAGGGAGTCGACCCTCAGAAGTATCAGGAGGAAGCTATAGAGTCTATGATGTACAATGTACTCAAGGAGTCTGTAGAGTGGTTTGACTACGAGTTATTTAGAACCTATCTAAAGACAGGTAAGAGCTTCAGGGTTTTAGCAGAGGAGTCAGGGCTAGGTATTCAGACTATATACCTATCAATTAAGCAGAGTAAATTAATAATAGCCGAGCAGTTATATGAAGACTACATCGACTTTAAAAACGGAGAATTATGACACGACTAGAAATACTACAAGCACTAGAATCAAATCAAGGACATTTAAACGCAATTAATAACAGCAAATAACTATGGAAAATTTAAACGACAGAATATTTGAATTACACGCTGAAGGATTATCAGCAGGTAAAATCGCTCAAAAAGTAAAAGTAAAAAAAGCGGTAGTTACTGAGATTTTAGGAACTGCAGCTAACAAGGGCTTAGGAGACGTTATAGAGACTGTAACAGAAGCAACAGGTATTAAGGCGGTAGTAGAAGCTTTAACTGATGACTGTGGCTGTGCGGCTCGAAAAGAGGCTTTAAATAAGCTATTTCCTAACAGAAAGCTAAACGACTTATCTAATGAAGATAACGAGTATCTAACTACCTTTTTTGCCCTAAAACAAGGATTCGTAAATAGACCCCAACAAGTTGAGCTTGTGGCTATATACAACAGAGTCTTTAACGCTAAAAGAGAGGTTTCTAACTGCTCCCCTTGTGTCGCAGGTATGCTAAGAGAGTTGAAAGAGATATACGTAGCTGCTAATGGTTAAGGAGTTAAATACTAAAAAGCTCTTTAAAATGCCACTAAGAGCTTTGTATGATGTCGCAGACCAAATGGCTACTAAACTCCAATGGTTACACAGTACAGGCGTACCTGAATCAAACCCTGAAAAGTACAAAAGACTATGCTTAGAACTGTACCACGTTTCTCAAATCATAGAGAGAAAAGAGGAGTTAAAAGAAAATAAAAAGTATAAATATTAATAAAAGTTTGGTGGTGTGAATATATTTTCGTATGTTTGCACCACTTAACAATAAAAACAATTATATGTCAGATTTTAGACCACGTCTTTCGGGACAAAAAAAGATTAACTTTGAATTCTTTAACCAAAAAGAGTCTAGAGTATTAGTTATAGGTGACTTGCACGCACCCTTTGACTTAGATGAGTACTTTGACCATTGCGTTCAGACTTATGAGCGTTATAACTGTAATAAGGTTGTATTCATTGGTGATGTTATTGACAATCACTACAGTAGCTATCACGAGACAGATGCTAATGGTATGGGTGGCTCTCAAGAGCTAGACCTAGCTATTAAGCGTTTAGAGCGTTGGTATCACCGCTTCCCTGATGCAGATGTAACTATCGGTAATCACGACCGTATTATTATGCGTAAGGCTCAGAGTTCATCCGTCCCTATGCAATGGGTCAAGGAATACAAAGAAGTCCTTAACACTCCACAATGGAGATTTGTTACTTCTGTAGACATTGACGGAGTACACTATATTCACGGTGAAGCGGGAACCGCTAAGACTAAGGCTCGTGCTGATATGCGCTCAACTGTTCAGGGTCACCTACATACTCAGGCTTACACAGAGTACTTTGTAGGAGCTAACACTCGTATCTTTGGCTGCCAAGTAGGTTGTGGTATTGACTTTAGCTCATACGCTATGGCATACGCTAAGGCAGGTAAAAAACCCGCTATAGGATGCGCAGTAGTTATTGGAGGCCGTACAGCTATTAACGAATTAATGGTATTGTAATATGAGGCTAAATTTAACACCAATAGAAGGGGCAGAAGTTATAGATGAGTTATTCTGCCCTGCGTCAAATGACCAATATATAAAAGACTCTGTTAAGAGTAAGGCTAAAGAGAGAAAAGCTACTCCTGTATTTAGTGGGGTTCTTAAATACTTTCCTGATGCACTCAAGGAAGTGGCTAAATGCTCTAAAGCAGGTCAAGACCAACATAATCCCGACAAGCCTCTAGCTTGGGATAGGTCTAAGAGTGGTGATGAATTAGACGCTTTGACACGTCATTTAATCGACCACGGAGTTAACCCTGTAGATGACGACGGAGTTCTACACTTAGCTAAAGTCGCTTGGCGTAGCTTAGCAGCACTTCAGAAGCACCTAGAAGGTCAAGAAGTATAAAAACTTCAAACCCCTGTAATTAGTTAAGGCTCTCATTGTGAGGGTCTTAGCTTTTTATAAATGTTAAAGTTTTGTTAAAATTAAAAAAAAGTAAAAAAAAGTTTGGATAATACTTTTATTATGTTGTATATTTGTAGTGTAATTAAAAACAAACAAAATGACAACAATAAAAACAATCGAGGTTAATTTTTCAAAAGACACTTACACTCTTGAAATAAAAGAGGGTCAGTTCGGTTCTAAAGTATACAGCACTTACATCAATGGTGTATATGATAGAAACTACATCAGACTACCAAAAGACCTTAGAGAGTTTTTTAACGCATAATTAAAACAAAATGAAAGAAAAGCGCTTAAAAATGATTTAAACCAAAATAAAAAAAATTAAAAAAGATTTCAATTTATTTTTAACAGACTCACCCGAAATCA